CACTTGCATGCCAGCGCACTTCTCAATCTCAGCAAGCTCGTTAAGCTCTATATTGCAAGCTGCGCGAAGCATCCCAGACTCTACGTGCTTAGCCATATGCCACGCCATGTCACGCATAGCCGTCACAGACCAGCAGCACGCAACCTGCGCACCTGTCAGCATATGCACTATATGCGAATCAACCCAAGATGCGCACATGTACACAGGCTTGCCTTTGCGCCTTGCTCCAACTAACGTTACTCCATACTGCGGCTGCTTTCCACCTAAAAACCTAATTTTTTCGTCATATCCAATGACCGCAAGGCCGACACGCTTGCCTTCGCGCTCAATGATGCACACAGTCTCTTGCTTTGCGTTCATGAGCAGCCCATCTGCACCGATGCCATAACGTAGCGTTAGCGGTGTCAGCGGAACCTCCTGGCATTTAGCCAGCGCAGCCTCAATGTCGGAATCACTACAGTCAGCATAGTAGCTTGGTGCTGCCTGGGCAGATGATGCCTTGGCGATATTTGCCCGAACCTCCAGCGGGACATGGTTAACATACGCAGCAAGAGCCTTGCACATGTCACCAAACGATTGCCCTGTAAGCTGCATATAAACACTCTCAGGGCTATGCATTGTGTCAGACGCACAGTGGCGGCAGTACAGGCTAAGGCGGCCACCTTGGAGCCTCCAGTGCGCCCTGTCGTCTCCACCGCACAACGGGCAAGCATGGTTGGCTGAGTTTGCTCCGCGCATCTTCGGGATAGTGACGCCTATTGCCGCGAAAATGTCATGCCATAGGCCGCGCAGGTGTGGTTCGAGGTCTTTGTAGTCAACCATACACATAGTCATCCGGATAGTCTTGCAGTTGAACGTAGTGAGTCGGCTCGAACTCTGAGACCATAAAGACGTGCCCATGCGCTTCAGTTTTTATTCCATAGCATCTTAGCCTGAATTTTCCTCCATTGAACCAGAAAACAGAGATATCAGGGCAGTGAAGGTTGTCGAAGCACGCTCCAACAACGAATGAGTCATTTCGCGGGAGTTTATCTTTAACGTTGATCCAATTGCTCATTTAAAAATCCTCATCTCATGAACGCAGAAAAGCGCCCAACATTGTTGTAAACATCAACAAACTCTTGTGATGGCTGCATTTTCTCGATGTTTTCAGGACTGAAAAGCCAGAACTTGCTTCCGTCTTTGTCAACTGCTCCAATTGAAAGCATCTGCGTTAGCGCCATCCGCACAAACTCTTTCTTCCCTCGCTCTATATCAGCCGGATAAGCGGCAGAGCACAGCTTGTACAGCCTTGATTTCTTTGACCTAAACACTCGTTGCACAATCTGCGATGCGCTAACAGGAGATGCTGATGTTGTGCCAATCAGAACCCTAACAACCTTGTCTGATAGCTCAGTCCAGCGTGCGTGCCATCCATCATCATCCTGGCTTTCGTTAACGCGAGAGCTAGCCCATGTATCAGTGATTGATTCAAGTATGAACTGGAATGCCCAAGACAAGTGCTCCACCTTGATTGCTCCCCCATCGCCAAGCGCGATGATCGACGCAACCTTTTCAACAAGCTCGAAGCCGCGAGTTGCAACAGCGCCAATCGAACCATCGTTTCGGATTTTCTCGAACGCATAGTGGATCTTCTTAGCCAGATCAACTGCATCCTGTCCGTGCCATGTTACGGTTATTCCGCCCCTGCTTTTCAGCTTTGCAACTCCAAGGCTTACGTCTGCGCATATCTCCATTTTTGAGTACTCAACAAACTGCGCCTCTGCTCGTTCCTCTGGAGCCCTAACGAAGATAACCCGACCAGCCAGTCCGGAATCCATGTTCTCTGCACAGAAAATCTTCTCAAGGTTAGCCGGTGTTGAGTATGCGGCTAGAGAGAAAAATGGGTCAGTTATTCCTTTCTCAACCATGTCGATCTTGCGCTTCACCTTCTCAAGACGAGAATCTTCCTCTGGCGAGCCTTCAACTATTCCCTCATCTTTGCACACCTTCTTGATGAGCAGTCTTTCCTTTTCAACGTCCTCTTTTATGTTCTTGGCAACAACAAGGCTGAACATCTTGAGCCGGTCAGAGTAGACCGACAGAACTTCGCCGCCGATCTCCCTCTGATACTGAGGTGCCCTAGGTGAAACCATTGCGTCAAACATGTTGTGCGCTTCATCTATGACAAAAAACGCCATCCCGTTGTTGTGGATCAGCGTCTTGCCTATAAGCTGAGCGGAGTTGATTTGCCCTTCAACGCTGATGCCGTTGATTGATAGCGCCTTCTTCATGTACTGGATGCCAATGTCCTTTCCTGAGCCAGTAGGAGCTATGCCAACAGTGATGAGGTTTAGCTTCATCCCCCTTGGGCTTCTTGAGTGAGGGCAGCAAGCACAGGAGATGATGTGCAGCGCAGAAAGTACAGCCAGGCGAGGCTGAAGCCGGTTGGCCTGCGCGTTGATATCGTTCGTTATGCGGCCAGCCAGGCCAGGTGCCTTTGTTATGTCATACGGCAGCAGGTCTATGCCCTTTGATACTTCAAATATGCTCATATGCCGTCCTATGCGATGCGCTTGATGTAGCCTTTGCCGTCTACCTTGGCGGTGCGGAACTTCTTGCCAGATGACCTGCCATACACATGGCAGTACCGTTGAGCTCTAAGCCATTGTGACTCAATGTCATCTACAACCAGTATCTCTCCAACGGCTATATCCTTGAAAGGCCACTCAACTAGTTCTTGAGTGCGCTCCATTGATTCTTTTGCGAACGGGTCTACGTCAGTCTTTTTTAGCATTTCAATGCCCTCTTGGTGGTTTAAGTGTGATCATATGCCTATATGCACAGAGTGTCAATGAGGCTCGAATGAGTGCATAGAGCAGCCAAAAATATCCAATTCGTGACCAGATTATCCGCTACTCATCCAGATTATTTTCGTAAGTGCATGATTCAATTGATATTTATGCATTTATTCAAAATATTCGCCCTCCTTTATAGAGATACACATACAGACCTAGATGCATCAATATGGTGAGATATAGAGAGTCATACAAATAGAAAAAAATGAATATTTTGAATAATTATTATATGTATTGTACCTAAGTGCCTGTATTTACTAAGAAAAATCACTTATTCATTTTTCGAAATTTTGAATAAATTTATCCGCGTTTTGGATAAATTCGTGACCAACCGCAAAAATCACGCAGATTCTCGTTGCAGTGCTCGGTGGATGGGACTATAGTTACATCAACAGCAAGGCACACCGAGGACAAGATGATGAGCAAACAAATCCCAGTAACAATGTTAGACGCAGGATACTACATCGCCATTTTTGAAGGCGGAGAGCGACACCAGCTTACTAGTTGTGAGATTGACGAAGGAGAGATGTTTACTTTAGATGAAGAAACAAGCGGTTGGACAGGACCAAGCGTCATTGGCGGACCAAGCGAGTACATGATTGCAGGATATATCTCTGGCGTTCGCACTGAGGCTGCATATTACAACCGCGAAGCTTTCCTTTCGGAGATGGCTAAGTTCATTTAGAAAAATCTGTTGACCTGCCGAAGCAGCTGGGCCACAATCAACACATCAACAACTACCGGACTCAACAATGAACTACGCAATCGAAATATCAACTAGAGCGGCACGACTGGAGCGCAAGCAGCGATACGCAGAGGCCGCAATCCTGTGGCATCGTGCTGCAGATGCAGCTAGGCTTGAGGTTAATCGGAACTGGTTCATTGCGCGTAATATCTACTGCTTGAGCCATTGGGTTTGTAACAAGTGATGGAGAAAAAGATGATTTACACAACTCTTTTCAGCAACAACTCATGCTGCGCACTAAGCAGCAGCCTGGCGACTGTGTATGAGTCAGTTGATGATGCTGTGCGGCACTTAGCCAGCGACTGGCCTGTTGTTAAGCTGCAGGTTGCTAACCTGGCGATTCTGGCTGGGAATGATGATGTGCGGATTGTAATCTCAACTACCAACCTGACTAAGGAGTAAACCATGCCAGGACATGTACACGCAGCACTAATGGCAGAGTATGCGGAAGTGGCTAAGACTAACAATAAGCCGTGGGATGAGTTTGAGTATTATCATAACGGCGCGTGGAAGCAGATGAGCAGGCATCCTCTGTTTAATGAAAGAGATGAATACCGCCGCAAACCACGCACAATCAACATAAACGGATTTGAAGTTCCTGAGCCGTTGCTGGTTTCTCCTTTTGGTGGGGAAATGATATTTATTGTAACAATATTCTCAAATACTGGGAATGCAGCATCTGACTCTTTAGTATCTGATTGCTATTGGTGCAACTCTAAAAATCAACATTTCTGGCTTAATAGTGGAGTTATTCACAAAACCCGCGAAGCAGCAGAACTGCACGCAAAAGCACTTCTCTCTTTCACAACAACTATTAAGGAGTAAACCATGGTCACATACACCAAAGAACAAGCTCAAGCAGCGGGAATCCTTCCTGTTGGCGCAATCAAAATCCAGTCTTTCGACGGAGCGGACACTATAAAGATTGCGAACCTGAGCAACGAAGTTTTACTTGACTTCATGCTTGGTAGCGTTAATTTTGTTGCATACAATGGACAGTACTTCAAAATGAAGTCGATTGATGATGGGTTTTTGACGGCTGTGAAGGTGGAGGTGTTGGAATGATTGAGCAATGGATTATTGCGTCGGTAGCGACGGCGCTATATTTTGCAATGGCTGTTGGAGTGTCTAAGTTGTGGAGTTCATCAACTGATACGATAGAGGTGCATCACCTTATATTTGTTTTTTGGCCAGTCATTCTTCTTATTGTTGCAGCTAAAAACGTTGATGCTTAGGAGGCATACAATGCAATCACAAAAACCATGGATCCATGGCGTGCTGCTGATTGATGTTATGCCATCGTCTTATGCGCTGGCGATGAGGTCAGTCAGGATTGTTGATGCAGCAATTGCGAAGATGATGAAAGCCGCCTAGTGCGGCTTTTATGTTATGATTTACATATTGTTTTTAACATCAGGGCAAGCATTATGGCTAGCGAATCAAAGCAACTTGGCAGGCCACGAAAGTACAAATCACCAGAAGAGTTCGATGCAAAGGTCGAAGAATATGCAGATTACTGCAAGGAGCAGGATGAGCCTGTGACATGGACTGGCTTGGCGCTATTTCTTGGATTTTGCAGCCGTCAATCCATTGATGAGTACTTGCAATATGATGGTTTTTCTGACTCAGTAAAGCGAGCCAAGGCTTTCGTGGAGTGGAACTATGAGAAGCGACTTCACGGAAACAGCCCAACCGGCGCAATCTTCGCCCTGAAGAACTACGGCTGGAGCGACAAGTCAGAGCTGGACCATCGCAGCTCCGACGGCTCAATGACTCCACCTCAACCGGTATACAAGATTGTCAAAGAGTGAGGAAATCGAGGTCTTTGAGGCCTTCCGCGAGTTCCTGCAACCGGCGCGATTCAAGGTGGCATACGGCGGTCGCGGCTCAGGAAAGACCCGCACATTCGTGACGCTACTTGTTACGAATGTGTTGCATTTCGGATGGCGCGTTGTGTCATTCCGCGAAATCATGAAGTCAATAGAGGACTCTATTTATCAGGAGATTGTCGAGGAAATCTCCAGGCGAGGTCTTGAGCGATACTTCAACATCCTGAAAACAGAGATACAGTGCCCATGTTCTGGCGGCATATTCAAGTTTGACGGACTGCACAGGAACCAGCAGAAGGTTAAGGGGTACGCTGGCTTCGACTGTGCCTTCGTCGAGGAAGCGGCCAACGTCAGTGAGGAATCGTGGAAGTTCCTCATCCCCACCATCCGTAAGCCTGGCTCCGAACTGTGGTGCTGCTTTAACCCAGAGTCACCGCTCGATGACACATACAAGCGCTTCGTATCAGAGCGTATCTACCCAGACTACATGGACGGCAAGAGGTATTGC